CGAGCTCCTGGCTGTCGCAAAGCTATCGAGACCCGTGGAGAAGAACGACGAGAAGGACCTATCTGTAAGAGTCAGGCTAGACTTCTGAGGCGGCGATGCAATGGCCATACTTCCCCTCACTAAAGACAACTTTGAAACAGTTGTCCTAGAGCTACACCCGAAACGGTCGTTCTCATCCTCCTCGCATGGAACGACTGGTTCTGTGTATGTGCTTGCCGAGAGGTCGAGCTACAACAAGGAGACGTTGAGCCTTGCAGCCTTCAATGAAGGGACTGCGGATGACAACAACCTCGAGTCCGTCAGGCAGCTACTGTTCGCCAACACCAGCTCTGACCTGTACAATGACACCCTGAACTACCTGAGCGCGGTCAACCAGACGCAAGTCACCGCAAGGCAGTCAAAGCAGGTTGAGGTCATACGCTTCACACCATCAAGCGATTTCACGAGTAACACTCTGAGAAAGTCTGTGACACGGGATGTGTTATTTCCATTCTACAGACCGACTTACCCGACGGCTCACTGGGGTTTCACGAACTACCAGTGCCTGAATTTCTTCACGTCGTCGAACATACCATCATGCTCCTGCCTGGCATATCCGGCGCCGACAGCCGGAAGCAGAAATGACTACAACGTCACTGGTAGCTTCACTTTCAGCTTCTACGTCAATCCAAGGAGCACCGTCATCAATGTCGGTGACAGCTACACCGCGGGATGCATCCTGCACATGTCATCAGCCTATGCGGTTTCTCTGATAACGGGATCCCACAAAGGTCAGGATGGAAGACCCGATAAGTTCAGGATCATGCTCCAGCTCTCCTCGAGCGCCGACACAAGCCCGTCACAGATCAACCCAGACTCGACTGCGCTCTCCAGGGTGTTTGCCACGACCGACAACGCGCTATCGCTCAACAGCTGGCACCACGTTGCCATCAGGTGGGGCACCGACTTCAACGCCGGAACTGGCTCGTTCTTCATAGATGGCGTCGAGGACGTGGGATCGAGATTCACCCTTGGGACCTCAAACATAAACACCGCAGTGGACTCTTATGGCTTCAACCCCGTGATAGTCGGCAACTACCTGAACACTGGAGTCCTGGACGCCCAGAACAGGTTCTTCAACACTGGCGTCAGCGTCGACGAGGGGATATACGACGCTGGAGTCTCCAGCGATGTCACCACGAGCTGGCTCACCCTCCCGCTCAATGCTGAGCTTCATGACGTCCGGATCTACTCCAAGGGGCTCACCAAGGGCGAGATCGTAAGCGCATCGCTCTATGGTCCAGAGAGCTATAGCGACCTGCTCTTCTATCTCCCAGTCCAGTTCATCAAAGAGAGCCCGACAAGAAAAGTGCTGATCACGCCGTTCCAGTCGAGCCCCCGCGCAACAGAAGGCCCATTCAACGAAGAGCTGGCATTTGGAGTCCGCGGAAAGGACATCAACGCCGAAAACTACCTGCGCGAGATGGTCCAGGGAAGATACCCAAGAATGTTCTTCTTGACCTCTTCCACGATAGACACGACAACCGATGTATACACTGCGGACCAGTTCCTGTATGACATCTCTCCATCTGCCCCCTCCACCAGGGCGAGAAATTTGCTGATCCTCCCGTGCGACAACGGGAAGTTCGTACCAAACTTCAATCTCCTGTCTTCTGGAAGCAATGATAGGTTCGTCAATGACACCGGCGCTGTAGACCTCACCACGGTATCTCTCCTGAACTTGATCTCCACCGCCTCGATCGCGCCTGGAATGCTACAGTCCAATGAGGACGGCACTGACAACTCAGACCCGACTGGAATCATGCAAGAGATGCTGGGATCCTCTCCTGAGAATCCTGGAGTGAGCCCCGGAAGCGGATTCACGATACTCCAGCGCACGAGAGACAACTCCTCCAACGAGGTGGTCTTCTTCGACAGCTCGAACCTATTCTATGGCAAGAGCATCAGGCCAGGCACAGTGGTCATAACTGATCCATCGGTGACGGCATCGAACTCCAGGCTTTCCATGACCCTGAAGGATGATGGGTACGGAAATCTCTTCAGGGCGGACAGCAACACCGACGCCGCAAAGTGGTCATCGGTGGGAACGGTTCTGTACGAAGAGGGCTTGATGGTGATCAAGTCGCCGAACATACTGCACTTCGGAAAGCAGGAGTTCGAGGTATCATTCGAGGGAGTGCACAATCTGCACATACTGGAGCTCAATGCGCTCTCCATGCCTGGGATGATAAACTCTTCATCGAACCCTTCTTTCATCGCCGCGACTCCGTCCTCTAACGCCTCTGACAAGGACACGAGCTACACCGTGATATCTGGTCTGCTGATCCACGATGAGAATCTCAACGTCATCGCCAGGGCAAACCTTGCTCAGCCCGCAGTGAAGAAGCAGAATGACAAGTACATGTTCAGGCTCAAGTTCGATTTCTAACCAGTTCTCGCCAGATACCTTTGGGCATGATTCTTGGACTAGACATATCGACCTCTTGTACAGGTGCCTCCCTCTTATCAAAGGACGGTGAGCTGCTCCACACGATGGCAATCAAGCCTGCTGGTGATGACATGTTCCAGAAGGCGAACAGCTTCAGGATCCAGCTCAGCCAGTGGCTTCGCCAGTGCAAGATAACGAAGCAGCACATCAGCGCGGTCTACATCGAGGAGAACCTGCAGGGGTTCAGGCCAGGCCTCTCATCTGCTGGAACCCTGCTCACTCTGGCCAGGTTCAACGGCGTGGCATCGTACATCGTGTTTCTGGAGCTGGGGATTGTACCAGAGTACATCAACGTCACGGCGGCGAGGAAGCTGGTCTCCCTCAAGATAGACAGGAGCCGCGACACCAAGGAGCAAGTGCTTGAGTGGGCCACTGCCAAGTTTGGTTACACTCCGACGTCGAGGGCTGTGAAGACCGGCAAGAAGAAGGGACAGATGGTGATCGAGACCCATCACTTTGACATTGCGGACTCTATTGTAATCGCCGTCGCGGGACTTGAACAACGGAAGTCCGCAGATGTAAAGTAGCGTATGGAAGTAAACCTCGAAGCCAAACTGCATTTCATCACTTCCATTTTTGGTCCGGGAGTAGTAAACAAGGGGGCAGTCGCCGTCGCCTGTCCAAAGTGCTCGAAAGACAACCCTGACAAGAAGAAGCTCATCATCCAGCTTGAGAATGGGCTCCACCACTGTTGGGTCTGTGAGCTCAAGGGCAAGACGCTGACGTACACCGTCAAGAAGTATGCGCCCGAAAAGCTCGACATGTACCTCCGCATATTCGAGTCTGGAGACTACGACAGCGCACCAGTTGAGGAGGTCAAGGAGAAGGTTGAGCTGCCAAGCGACTTTGTGCCTCTCGGTCCAGCCGCCGACAGCCTCGATCCAGACATACAGGCATCCAGGGAGTACTGCCTGACGAGAGGCTTGACAGAGCGTGACATCTGGTACTTCAAGCTCGGCGCCTGTTCCTCTGGAAAGTACCGCCGTCGAGTGATCATGCCCTCGTTCGATGCTGAGGGAGAGCTCAACTACATCACTGCCAGGTCGATCGATCCTGACAGCAAGTACAAGTACATGAACTCCAAGGCAGAGAAGAAGGGTCTCATCTTCAATGAGATCAACATCGACTGGAAGAAGGAGCTCACAATTGTCGAAGGTCCATTTGATCTGGTCAAGTGCGACAGGAATGCGGTGACTCTCCTCGGCTCTGGACTCAATGAGGGGTATGAGCTCTTCAGGAAGATAGTCACGAACATGACACCAGTGGTCCTGGCGCTCGATCCGGACGCAAGGGACAAGTCAGAAAAAGTCTGTTCTCGTCTGTATTCATATGGAATTAGAGTTAGAGTTATGAACGTGGAGCCCTTTAAGGATGTCGGTGAGATGTCCAAGCAAGAGTTCCTCCTCAGAAAAGAGGCGGCCAAGATCTGGTCCCCTGAAGATCGCCTCCATCACCTCTTCACAAAGATAAGAAGCGGCTCGCTCATCTAATCGGAGAAACATGAAGTCATTTAGCTGCGTACACCTCTCTGACATCCACTTTCGAGGCCTGTCCAGGCACGATGAGTACCGAGAGGCGTTTGAGGACTTCTTCGTGAAGGCGAAAGACCTCAAGCCCGATGTCATCATGGTCGGTGGCGACGTTGTCCACTCCAAGACCCAGGGAATCTCGCCAGAGCTTGTCGACATTCTTGTCTGGTGGTTCTCCAAGCTTGCAGAGATTGCGCCAACCCATATCATCCTTGGCAACCACGACGGTCTCATCACCAACAAGGATCGCCAGGACGCGATCAGCCCGCTGATCAACGCCCTAAACAATCCCCGCCTCACTCTCTACAAGAAGTCTGGCGTGTACCCGACTGGCGTTCCTGGCTACAACTGGTGCGTCCTCTCCTGCTTCGATGAAGAGGGCTGGGCTGAGGTCAAGCCTGTCCCGGGAGAGATCAACATTGCGCTCTTCCACGGTGCGGTCCGTGGATCGCAGATCGACAGCGAGTATGAGATCGAGGGCGAGGTTGAGAACAACCTGTTCGAGGGGTTTGACTTCGGATTCCTCGGCGACATTCACAAGTTCCAGTACCTCGACTCCGCAAAGAGGATCGCGTATCCAGGCTCCACTCTCCAGCAGAACTATGGAGAGGACCTCGAGAAGGGATTCTTGTACTGGCAGATCAAGTCGAAGGACAGCTACAGTTCAAAGTTCATTCCAGTCAAGAACCCTTCGCCGTTCATCACCATCGACTGGCAGGGCTCAGTCATGGAGACGGCACGCCACGCGCGCAATTTCCCTGACCGCTCGCGGTTCAGGGTTCGTCACACTGATGCCCTGCCACAGGCTGAGATCAAGCTCTTGTACTCGGAGCTCAAGGAGCTGAAGGACGCCACAGAGGTGGTATTCAAGTTCGACAATGATCTCCAAGCTGGATCAGTGGACACTGAGACGATATCGACCGAGGACCACAACTACCACAATCCGGTCAACATCCTGGAGCTCATCAAGCAGTTCTATAGCAACAAGCAGATCAGCGAGGAGACCTGGGAGAAGATCTCTGTGAAGGTCACAAAGTACTGTGACGAGATTGGAAAGTCTGACCCGGTGAGAAACGTCAAGTGGTCTGTGAACTCCATGAAGTTCGACAACACATTCGGATACGGGAAAGAGAACTACATCAACTTTGATGGGCTCAGTGGTGTCATCGGTCTCTTTGGAAAGAACAGGATCGGAAAGTCTTCGATTCCCGGCACAATGATGTACGGTCTGTACAATTCCAATGACCGCGGCATTGTCAAGAACCTCCATGTCATCAACACGCGGAAGAGCCACTGCTCTGTGGAGCTGGACTTCACGGTCAATGGACAGCAGTACCGGCTTGAGCGTCAGACCGTCAAGAACCAGAATAAGTCTGGAGAGGTCTCTGGGAAGACTCACGCTAACATCTTCCAGATCTTGCCCAACGGAAGCCTCAAGGACGTGAGTGGGGAACAGCGCAGAGACACTGATGTCCTGATGCAAGAGCTCATTGGCACCAAGGAGGACTTCCTGCTGACCTCCTTCGCCAGCCAGGGAGAGATGAACAACTTCATCAAGCAGAAGTCGACATTCAGAAAGAGCACTCTGGCAAACTTCTTGGACCTCGATATCTTTGACAAGATCTGCGATATGGCCAAGAATGAGTCCCTACCGACAAAGGCACTCATCGATAGGATGCCACAGAGAGACTGGAATGTCTCGATCTCTGAGAAGAAGTCTGAGCTGGTGAATCTAAAGAATGACCGCGCTGATGTCGAGTCGCAGCTAGAGAGCACAAAGGCGAGAATCGAGGTCCTGAAGAAGAAGTCAGCTGACCTCGGCGCGGACAAGCTTGTGACGAAAGAGGACGTTGAGAGGATCGAGCGCGCACTTGAGAACGCAAAGGCCCAGCATGACCAGCTCGCAGAGAAGATGGCAAAGTGCGATACCGACATATCAGTCGCTAAGGAGAAGCTTACAAAGATCTCTGCGATCAAGAGCCAGTTTCCGATCGAGGAACTGAAGGCAAAGCTTGCCGAGCAGAACGACCTTGAGAAGTCGATACTGAAGCTTGAGCACGAGCTTGAACGGGAAAAGATTGAGCTGTCAAACCAGCAGAAGTCTGTCAAGCTTCTCGAGCAAGTCCCATGCGGGGATGGTTTTCCGACCTGCAAGTTCATCAAGGACTCTCACAAGAACAAGCTCACCCTAGACGACCAGGTTGAAAAGTGCGACCAGCTCAAAGATGGTCTCAATGCGATCAGGAAGACGCTGAAGAAGATCTCAGAAGAGAACTACGGCGAGAAGATAGAGAAGTACCAGAAGGTCCTCGACCAGGAGAATGCGACAAAGGTCTCTGTCGCCAACCTTGAGAGCGCAAAGGTGCGGATCACCAGGGAGCTTGACGACGCAAAGAAGGAAGTGGCCCGCCTGGATGACAATCTACTTGTCGCCAAGAACTCCGTTGTGGACGTCGGTGAGACCAGCGAGGTAAGCTCTCTGAAGAAGGAGCTGGCATCCCTTGATGATGCCCTTCGCAATGGTGACCAGCAGAGGGTCAGCCTCAGTGAGAAGATAGGCCTCACCACCTCGAACATTGCTCAGCTTGAGAAGGAGCAGAAAGAGTACCAGCGCCTGATCTCTGAGTGGACAGTGTTTGAGAACATTGTCGTTGCGACCAACAAGCGCGGAATCCCGCTCCAGGTCCTGTCAAGCGAGCTGCCCAAGATCAACTCAGAGATCTCAAAGATCCTCCAGGGTGTGGTCGGTTTCACAGTTGAGCTAGAGGCGGACCACCAGTCCAACTCCATGGATGTCTTCATCAACTACGGCGACTCCAGGCGGATCATCGAGTGCGCTTCAGGCATGGAGAAGATGATGGCATCTCTTGCGATCCGTGTCGCGCTCATCAATGTCTCCTCCCTGCCAAAGAGCGACATGCTCATCATTGATGAGGGCTTCGGTGCTCTTGATGAGATGAATGTCGAGGCCTGTAACAGGATGCTCCAGAGCCTCAAGCGGTGGTTCCGAGTGATATTCGTGATCTCCCATGTCGATGCCGTCAAGGATGCTGTTGACAACTTTGTGGAGATCACCAGCAACGGCAAGGATTCTAGAGTGCACTATGAGTGAAAGCAGAAAGATAGTAGAAGTTGGGAACGTCAAGATTGTCGTGGAGAACAAGCTCTCGAACAGGAATCCCCTTGCATGCCCCGTGTGCAAGATCCTTCTTCGCGACAGGAATGACATGCTCGCGCAGAGCTCTTATGGATGCTGCAGGCTGTGTGAGATCGAGGTCGCATATCCCAACAAATCCAAGTGGATGTCTGGTTGGCGCCCAACGGGAGATGAATTAGAGGGGATCAGGAAAAAACGCAAGCAGGTTCCTAGTTATCTGCTGAGGACTTCACCATGCTAAGCATGCAACAGGTAAATCTGCTCGGAGAGATAATCAACTCTGACTTTGGAAAGGCTTCGTCAAACGACGGGACCTATGGGATCAAGCCGCACATTGCTGGAAACAGGCTGATCATAAACTACAATACGATGGCCTATCTCCCCGGCGAGAGGTCGATCCAGCAGAACATACCGATGCTGGCTGACCAGGCCAACCAGAGAGTGGATTCCCTGATCGCAGAGGTGAAGCTCGCGTACAAAGAAAGGTCTGGGCAGAACATCAAGTTGGCAAATCCTGGTATGTCTGATGCCGTAGAGTTTGTGCAGGCGTCATACAACAGCCCGCGCAAGGTGGTCCTCTACAAGAGAAAGTTCGTCTACGACCTGGGGTGATCCTTGACCACCCCACTTCAGAAAAAGAAGCAGATCGAAGAGATAATCAGGTGCGGCAAGGATCCAGTCTACTTTCTGAACAAGTACGTCAAGATCCAGCACCCCACGAAAGGAACGATACCGTTCAAGACGTTCCCATTCCAGGATGATTGCGTCAAGGACTTCATCGACCATCGCTTCAACATTGTTCTGAAGTCCAGACAGCTGGGTCTATCGACCCTTGTCGCCGGTTATGCCGTGTGGCAAGCGCTGTTCTATAAGGACAAGAACATCCTGATCATTGCGACCAAGCTCTCTGTCGCAATGAACTTCATCAAGAAGGTCAAGACGGCAATTAGGGCTCTCCCGCCCTGGCTTGTCATGACGGACGTGGTTGGAGACAACAAGCAGGCGATAGAGTTTGGGAATGGCTCCTCCATCAAGGCGATCCCGACGTCAGAAGACGCAGGTCGTTCTGAAGCACTGTCACTCCTGATCGTTGACGAGGCTGCATTCGTTAGAGACTTCGACACTCTGTGGATGGGTCTCTACCCCACGCTATCTACCGGTGGTCGTGCGATCATCCTCTCCACTCCGAACGGTGTCGGAGGCCAGTACTATGACCTGTACGTCAAGGCTCAGTCCGGTGAGAACGAATTCCACCCGATAAAGCTCCCATGGGACGTCCATCCTGAGCGTGATGAGGCTTGGTTTGAGAAAGAGTCAAAGAACCTGACCCAGCAACAGGTCGCACAGGAACTCCTGTGCGACTTCTCCGCATCAGGTGACACTTTCCTCACGATCGATGATATCGAGTATCTCAGATCTCTGATTAGGAACCCGATAGAGAAGTGGGGTCCAGAGATGGGAGTCTGGGTCTGGAAATACCCGATGCCTGGCCACTCCTACATAGTTTCCGCCGACGTGGCTCGAGGAGATGGCGCTGACTACTCGACTTTCCACGTGATTGATACGAATGAGTCCGAGATCGTGGCAGAGTTCAAGGGAAAGTCGCCGCCTGACCAGTTTGCGATAGTGCTCAACGAGGCAGCGATCAGATACAACAAAGCGCTTCTCTGTCCTGAGAGCAACACTTACGGATATGCTCTGCTGATGAAATTGTCAGAGCTGAGGTACCCGAACCTGTATTTTGAGAAGCAGAGCGACCGCTATGCCTTCATGTACGGTGACGGCTCAATATCGAAGGCAGGATTCTCGACCCAGGGACCCTCACGGGCTAAAATTCTCACAAAGCTTGAAGAGATTGTGAGAAACAAGAACATCAGGAGCTACTCTTCAAGGCTCTATGATGAGATGAAGACCTTCATCTGGAAGAACAACAAGGCTCAGGCGATGAAGGACAAGAACGATGACCTCGTCATGTCGCTGGCGATTGGAGTCTGGCTATTTGAGGCCACGCCGCACAACAAGCAGGCGGTGGACATCAATGTGGCAATTCTAAAGGCGATGTCAGTCAACCGCGGCGGCACAGGCGAAGCCCTTGACCCATTCCTGTCCCACGCCGCAAAGACTGGAAAGCCCGTCGTGTGGTCTGGTGAGCTAGGAATCCCAGGTCCAGACAGTGGAACAAGGGCTCCCGTGGGACCTGTCGATTTCAGGTGGCTTTGGTCATAGCAGTTTATGTCTAGCCGTCTGTGGTGATATTTACATCATTAGAGTGGGTTGATGGCAGACAATCAAGCTGGGCTTTTTAGGAAGCTCACACAACTATTCAGGTCTGGACCGACAATCAAGCGTCGAGTCAAGGACTTTAACACAAAGACTGGTCCTGGTACCAGCTCGCTACAAGCGTTCAGGCGCGCGCACAGCGATGTTTACACCAGCACGATGAGCGCGTATGGCTCTTTTGACCGCATGTCGAGGTACTCTGACTTCTCTGAGATGGAATCCACTCCAGAGATTGCCAGTGCGCTTGACATCTACGCTGAAGAGAGTGCAAGTAGCGATGAGAGGGGAACGATCCTCCACGTGCACTCCGATAACAGGAAAGTCAAGGAGCTCCTTGATACCCTGTTCATAGACACGCTCAACGTCAACTTCAACTTGCCGATGTGGGTCAGAAATCTCTGTAAGTACGGAGACTTCTTCCTGTTCAATGACGTCTCGCCTGAGTTTGGTGTCATCGGAGCCTACCCGATCCCAATTTCTGAGATCGAGAGGGAAGAGGGCTTCGATCCGAAGGACCCGACGGCGGTCAGGTTCAAGTGGATGACGCAGGGCAACCAGACTCTCGAGAACTGGCAGGTCACGCACTTCAGATTGCTTGGAAATGATGCATTTTTGCCCTACGGATCATCAGTGCTTGAGTCCGCCAGGAGAATATGGCGCCAGCTGATCCTGATCGAGGACGCGATGCTTGTGTACCGCGTCATCAGGTCTCCTGAGAGGCGCGTATTCTACATCGACGTTGGAAATGTGCCTCCCGAGAACGTTCCAGAGTACCTCGAGCAGGCAAAGAACTCATTGAAGCGCTCTCCCGTGGTGAACAAGCAGGACGGTAGGGTCGACCTCCGCTTCAATCCCATGTCAGTTGATGAAGACTACTTCATTCCGGTGCGTGGCGGTGACTCGGGCACAAAAATTGACACACTTGCCGGCGGTCAGAACACCACGGCGATCGAAGACGTTGAGTACATCCAGAAAAAGCTGTTCTCGGCGCTCAAAGTCCCGAAGGCTTACCT